TTCTCAGCGGGTACTTCTGCGAAATCTTCGCCCAAAGCACACTGTGCTTCGATACGACCATCACGAGGGAAGGCAACCTGGTTCAATTCCAGCTGGCCGAATCCATCGATAATAAATCTCTTTAGAGCCATTGTAAAACCTCCAATTAGTTCTTCTTATACTTAGATAGAATTTCTTCTAGGCCGCTCATGGCAGGCTCTTCCTTAGGAATGTATGCCTGGCCCTTGCTGCCATTAGTAAATACAGATTGATTTGCAGTAACAAGCTCATAAGCCAGTTCCTTATCCAAGTCCTTAGCGGTGTAGTTGTCTAGATTTTCAGAATAAGTGTTCAACACATCTTCATCCAACAGTTCACTATACTTACTAATGACAGCCTGCTTTTGCTCTTTTTCAATCTCTGTTTTGAAAGAATTCAAAGAAGCATTTTCCTCAGTCAGAGTGGTAATAGTGTTATTAGCAGCATCTAGCTGAGTCTGCGCATCATTTCTCTCTGTAGTTAAAGTGGAGATGCTTTCTTCCAACTCTCCAATTTTGGTTTCAAAATTTGATTTTTCAGTTGTTAGAGTTTCAACAGTTCCAGATAGGACGTTGTACTCTTCAACCTTAGCAGCCAAGTCATTAGCGGCAGTTTCAGCAGCATCCTTAGCGGCCTGGTAGTTTTCATCTACCTTCTCGTAGGTGCCTTCGTTCATAGCATGAAGAGCATCTAGAGCATTCTTTTCAGCTTCGCTTACATCCATAATGTAGCAGCGAACGCGCTCTCCCAACTCTACTGAATCAGTTTCGTCGTTCTTAGTGTAATAAACTCTCTCGAAGCAACCTTCGGAATAATTTCTCACGACTGCATAGTCATCATAGATTTCGCAAATATCATATTCAATCAGCCAATTATTAGCTTCAGTGTAGTTGACGTTTAGCAGACTCCACAGAGCATTAAACTTGGCGTTATCAGATAACTTATAATTAAGCATCTTAGTATTCCCTCCGTTATGTCCATTTAGATTGTATTCTTGAATTTGGTCAACCATTCTCTTTAGGTCTTGATACAAGGCGAAGAAAGCAGCGCCTTCAAAGCAAGGTTCAACTGCATCACCCAGAACCTAAAGTCCTAAAAAATGACCTTCCTCAAAAACATAATATTTTTTACCATTGATAATTTTCCAAGCACCCTTAATAGATGGAGGATAAATTTCCATAGATTGAGATTTGCCAACGATTGCATTAGCCTCGGTATATAAACCAGTGAAAATCAAAACGTCGACGCAAGCATAAGTTCTTACAACGCCATCTTCATCTTCATGGTCCTCCCAGCTGAGGTTAGGATTTTCTGGAACAATACCATAAATTCTACCTTGACTGCGAGCTTTACCATGGTCGGTGTAATCACCCTCATCTCCCTCATAAATACCCTTAACGGGCGCATAAGGAACGGTTGAAAGCAATTTTTCTGCAAACTCATCGGTTATATAAGTACCATTTCGGTTGCCGTACTTATAAAAAATGCGGCAACGTCCTTTAGAAATGGTCTCATTATATTTTTCTAAATTGCCATAAACAGTTACGGGAAATTCTAAACCAATGTTTTCATCAAACATTATTCAGAGCCTCCTTGCGTTTTTGACTTTTCTATAGACTTTTCGTTCTCAAGGGTCTTATCCTTTTTCTCACCAGTTTCTTTGGTGGGGCGCCCATTACCTCCACTTTCACCATCTTGTGTAAAAGCAGTAATAGGAGGAATTAGTTTCTCGGTTAACTTCAAAACATCATTCTCCAAATCCTTAACATTTACCAAGTCGCGCTGAGTAAGCCCTTGCGCGAGAGCTGGGACAATTAAACTATAGCCAGCAGTTGCTAACTTATAGCTATTATCAATATACTTGGTTTCATTATGGTGGGTAATTGGTAAGATGGTATATTTGAAATTGATATTAGAGTTCGCAAACTCAACATTTACTATATTAGTTACAAACTTAGCAAACTTATTTGCCAAATTCATCATTACAGCAGTGTCGAAGTTCAATGACGTTTCGGTCGTGTTGCCGCCCGTAGCTGCGAATATCTCGCTGCTGATTCCAGCCTAACTGTAAATGTTTTGTTGCATTTTTTCTAACACAGTGCCACTATTTTCTGAAGAAGCTTTAGACACTATTGCATCCACATCAGCATAAGTAGTTAACACACTGGTATTCTTATTATTTCTTACCATACCAACTGCGCCATTGTGAATTTCAACAGCCTCATCTGGTTCAAATAGCAAGCGGCCATCAGTTAAATGAGGTATCTTTTGAACTATAACTTTTCTGATTTCCTCTTTGTCTCTTTCCTGCTCAGTTTCTACTGTTTCACCATATTTAATTATAGAAGGAATAACATGAATGAAGAATGGGCAACCATCAAACATAGGGAAGCAAATTCCAATATCAGAAGGAATAACCACCCATTTTGATTTCAACTTGCCAACATTCCAGCGGCGATAGGCTTTGACAATAAAGTCGGGATAAGCAGCTAGCGCTGCTTTCTTCGAGTCTTTGTCTAAACTATTGAAATAAGAAACATCAAATTCAATAATATCATTGCCAGCATAATCTTTAAATCTGGTTGTACAGTAAGCGACGGGCAAGTCTAAGACGCAGAAGTTCAGCTTATCATTATTGACCAAGATGCCATAGTAACATCCATTAACCAATATCTTCTAAGCCCAATCAACTAAGACAGTTTGTAAATTCATCTTATCTACAAAATCCAACGCTTGAAAATATCTTTTTGAGATATGAGATGTGGAGAGACTCTTACCCGGTGTTGGATTAGGAATTAAAATTCCAATGTATTTTAGCAAGGTTGCATAATGTAGAATCAACTATTTATAAAAACCATCTTTTTTGAAATAATTACGAGATAAAGCTTGCTGCGCAAACAGCGAACCACTCTCAATTATTTTCTTTACTTCTTCTTCTGTGTAGTCTCGGACTCTATCGCGATATTCGTGACCACGATAACTACCATAGGAGTTAGCGCTGGTCGCAATCATAGCATCCTGAGCTTTCCGGAAAGAAGCGAGGTCAAAGTTATGAAGTCGTTCCATGTTATTAGTATCGCTCATATCTTAGACTCCTCCAGTACAGAAAACTAGCTAACGTTTGTCGAACATACCACGACGGCGCCGTCTCTTGTTTTGTTCTTCTTCGAGTTCCTTAATACGCCATAATCCATAAGCAAATGCTGAATATTTATCTTTTGGATAACGTGGATTAATTTGTTCGAGGACAATATCAAGAGAAACACCGGTGCGGCGTAGTCTTAGGTTAGCCATTTCTTCAAAAAGTTTTGTGGTCATTTCATGCGGCATTAGACGCTGTACGCGTTGCTTGACCGTCATTTTCTGACCGACCTTGGTAGATAATAGAGCATTCTTTGCTTCTTGTTCTTTTATGAGGAAGCGAACAAGGCCGCCATTTATGCGGGTGTAAGCATTACCGTGGATTTTGGAGTTAAGAGGTCCATTGGCTTTGATACCATACAGGATGCACATTGCATCTTTTGGTTGAACTTTTAGGAATTCGTCATCATTTTTGAAACCTAGAGGCTCGTAAATGTTTCCGAATTCATCGACTTGTTCACGAATCATTTCATCAGCAAAACCAATACCTAGACCGTTGGTATCGATAACAACTTCTAGAGGATTGAATTTTTTGATGATGCGTTTGAGTTCGATTGCTTGTCGATTAAAAGTTTTTGTCTCAGCCTGACGGCCTAGGACGTATAGGTTTACAAGAGTAGCAAAATATTTGCCCTCGCCAGATACGTTAACTCTAAAAACACAACAGACAGTTTGGTCATTCAATCTACCAACGTCTACTGATAATAAGTAGAACTGGTTAGAGTTAGCTCTAAATTTTGCGGACGTTTCTGGGTTTTTTATCTTTCTATATTTGGTTAATTTATCAAAATTAAACCATGCTTCTTCTGAAGAACCTGACCAAAGTGATGCATACTCTCGGGCAAAAGATTCTTCTTTAAAGGAAGAAGATGTTTTAAGTTTGTTGATATAGGTTTTGTCAAGTAGGCCATGAATAACTGGAACACGATAATCACAACCAAAAACAAAAGTTGATTTTGGGTGAATGATTGAGTCAATAAAGTCGTCAATTAAAAGGTCATATGCGAACGATGTTTTTACGCCCGCAGATGTCATGAATATTCGCTGCTGATTTGGCTCTTTTTCATTTACTGTGTTATCGGGCAGTCGGCGCGAAACGTTCATTAGAGGAAGAACAACTTCATTGATAGGAGTTTCATCATGGTCACGCACCTCATCAATTAGGCCGCCATGTCGACGACCACCACGCTGAGAGTCCAGGGCGCCAACAACGTCAAATTGTGAGCCATTGCGGAATTTGAGGGTAACATAGTCTTTACCAAAGTTGCCGGGTGTATCACTGATTTCCCCTCCCAAAACTTCTTTGCGAAGTAGGGGCCATCGGTCATAAATTTCGACGATTTTTTCTTTTGCAATCTGCGCGGCCTGAGTTTTATTAGGAGCGCAAATAAATCGCTTTGTACCAGGAATGAAGATGCATTGAAGCATCATTGCTAAAATAGTAATAAAAGATTTAGAGAACGCACGAGGCGCCGTGCCGAAAACATCTTTAAAACGCATCAGTGCGCGCAATGTAATTCTCTGGTAAAAGAATAGAGTAAATGATGATTCCTATGGTTTTATAACATCAAGATAAATATCTGGATAAGCGGAAAAGATTGACATAACATTGCCAATCTTTTCCAAATTTGCTTCCAAATAATTCTCGTTTAGAATAACACCTTTCTCAATAATAGTACCATCGCGCTAACCAATTTTGATGTTTGAGTCAATCAATCTTTCTGCAGGTAATAAAATCTTTTTAGCCATTAATCTTCCTCCGGAACACCAGGGTCAAATTCTTCTTCAAGAACCAACTGACTATAACCTTCATTTTCATAGGCGTCTAAATCATATTCTGCATTAGTACCATAGTAAGATTCTTGTTCAATCAGCGCAACGTTCTTCAAGTTGTTTAGACGTTCTGTGATTTGTTCACCAATACCAGACTCATTAGTATAAAGACGCTGGTTAAAAGCTTGGAAGTTTTGCATTGTTTCGTCAACAATGTCCCGAGGAACATCATCATAGAAAGTGTTCTTCCAACCTCTCTTTTCTAGCCATTTGATTAATTCACCCACAGAGTCAAAGTCATTGATGTTTTTAACATTTTTAGGAGTGAATTCCGCAGTCTTAACCAGCTTGTCATAAGAAGCCAAGATTTTATCAAAATCTACACCTTCACGAATACGACAGTCAATCTCATAAGACATTTTACAAATCTTCAAAGCTTGGTCGACCTACAGGGCGCCATTGACATTCTGAGTAGTCATCAAACCATTGTAAAGATTTTCAAGATAGCGAAGGGCTTCATCATCATAATTGGCGCCCCAGCGCTCCTAAAGTTTACGACGCTTTTGGTCTGCAATACCAGGTAATTCATCATCTAGTTCACCTGAAGCTTTTAACTTCTAATAAGCCTCAAAGTAGTCATGCCAACCCAAGTCTTCATATTCAGATTGAGCGAAAACTTCAGCGTATTTGGGAAAAGCTTTGTCACCATTCATTTCGCGCATTCTCTCCCATTCCTTAGGAACAAAAGGAATGTCGGCATATTGGCATAATTTATTCACTTCGCGCCAATCGAAATCAACATCAATCAAATATAATTCAACACAATCATTACACATAGGAAGAGAGCCATCTGGATAAAAAATTGATTTGGTCATCGCAAAATTAGAAGGCGCGAAAGAATTACCACATCGATTGCACTACTTTATAGCAAAATTACGGCGTCGCGCAATGTTCGGTTGTAGTCCCATTATCTCACCTTCTTGGATTTTTTGATTTCTTTTAGGATTTGATTGATTTCTCCTCTGCGCTTCTTGCTCAAGGTCAAATACTTATCCATCATAGCTTCCAAGATTTCATCAGCAGGAATCATAACTTCAGCCATGACTTTTTGCTTTTCTTCATCACCAGCGCTTTCATCAATCAGCTTCTTATCAATTTCTACAAGTTCACCTTCGTGCGAAGTAGGAACGCATAGCACCTTTGCCAATCCCAAAAATTCCACCGGCTCCAGCGCAGGCAAGCTTTTTACAAAAAACTCGAAATCAGATTCGATTCTCTTTTCAAAAATTTTCATTTGTTCACCTTCTTTTTCTAGCGGTCATTTCTATCACAGATTTTACAACGAGTTGAGAAGCCATCTTTTGAACGGGATTTTCGGACAAATTTGTCCGGATCAATCAACAAGACCTTTCCGCATCCTGTGCATTTTTTGAAATTCTCTGGAAAACTTAGATTCTCTATAATCTTCGCATGGAACTCAGCTGTTTCATTGATGCGCGGAATTATCTTTTGACGGAAGATGGTGCTAATATAATTAGCCGTGTAGGACTTGTCGTATTTCTTGTTTATAATGTCCGCTATGTCTTGATTTTTTGTTTTGTTGATTTTCAAGTCGAGGATTTCACGCTAGGCTTCAGTTAAGTCGGTCATCTCGATATAATATTTTAGAGTGTCCAAAAGTTTGCTAAGATTTGAGTTAACGGGCAGGGCGCTGATTGATTCTTCGAGTTCATTGAGTTGGCCGAATAGTTCATATATGTGCTCAAGATTTCCAAAGTCGAAGAAAATTGCAGGGCGCGATTCGGACTTTTTGGACCAATAGAACTATAAAACTTTTTGTAGGTCTGACTCATTATAAGTAGAAGGGTTTAAATCTCGTTCTGCTTTGAACAACAGGGCGCCAATTGAGCCAGTTTTAAGTCCCAAGGGAAATACCGGAATTTCTGCATCAAAGTCGGGGTCGACTGGGTCAATCTCTGGTTCAATAGGAGTATGACGGATATGTTTCTCTATGTAGGTGTCGCGCAATGTGAATTGCTCTCGGCGCAATTCGACGATGAGATGGCGCTATTTGAGATATTTGAATTGGTTCCATTTGGAAGCAGTTGTTTCAGCATTGGTGAGTTCCTCTTGTGAAAAACGTTTTAAAAGGGCAGCACGAGGTGGCTCTTTACGGCGCCCGTGCGAAAATTCGTAGTAGTTGAGCATGAGTTCGATTGTGTCGATTCGTTTGAAGAGGTCTTCGAATACGGGGACTAAGTGTGCAGGACATTCACTCAAGGTCTTTTTGCGGTCGAAGACTTCGCGGGCAACACGTGTGCGCGCTTCGGTGGGGCGACGTAAACTGGCCTCAGAAAATGTGGGAGACTCCATCAGGGCATCAAGGGATTCCGTATCATCTCGTTGCCATGTTTTGTTACGGGTTTCAATCTAAATTTCACCACGCTAGGTCACATTTAGACCATCCGGGTCCTTGCCCCATAAAATGTAGTTAGCGATGGTTTCTAATTCGTCACTTGTAAGAGGAGTACGCTAAAACTAAGGTTGCTGTACATATTCATTTACAAAGTCACTGCGCCCATCGGTAGATTGGATTGAAAAATCCAAGTGTAATCGGTTTGCCATTTGTAAGCTTAAAACTCCTTTTTAGTGATTGATTGCGCGATAACTCGCAAGCTATCCGCTTTTTATACTTATATTATATCATATTTGTTAATTGGTTGTCAAATTTGAAAATACTGAAAGGATACCCCGGGGTGGTAGACGATTTTGAAAAATTCGTTTCGTAGATGTTTCCAAAATTATATAGTTTTTCGTATATGTTTCCACTTACATTTAGAACAAGCAAGGAGGAATAAAATGGAAATTTGGAGAGATATAGAACAATATCCAGGATATTAGGTTTCAAACCAAGGTTAGATAAAAAGTTTTAAGCAATCAAAAGAAGGACGCATTTTAAAACCCAAGATTAGTGCTGGATATGCTGGAATTGATTTTCGCAAAGATGGAAAAAGCTACTATGGTTTAGTGCATCGTATTGTATTGTCTACTTTCGCGCCCGTAGAAGGATGGGAAACTTTAACCGTTAATCATATAGATGGTAATTGTTTGAATAATAATTTAGAAAATTTGGAATGGATGACTCAATCTGAAAATACTAAATATTCTAGAGAAATTTTAAAAACGGGTAATGCTGCTTAGAAAGTACATATAATTAAATTAAACGGAGAAGAATTATTCTATGATACAGTAACTGCTGCGGCAAAGGAAATGGGAGTGGCGAAAGGAACGATATCTAGATGGGCCAACAAACAAAGAAGTTATGAAGGCAAATATAAGCTGGTGGAATACGTGTAATGCGTTTCCACCAGTTTTTTATTTCTGTGTTTTTTGTTTCCAGGGCCGGGAGATTTGGATTGTGCGATTTGTCAAAATTCCCAAAACCCCACCCCCATCTTTGTGCATTTTGACGAACGAAAAAATGCAAGTTTTTCTTGACTTCCGTGCTATGCTGTGATAGTATATAGACACAGGGGAACACAAGACACCAACGCAAGTTTCCCTCGGTCGATAGCAAAACTAAATAAATGGTTTCAACCCTTGTGGGGTCGTGCGGTATCCGTTGTGCGTGTATGTGTCGGATAGTTGCGGATGGTAGCAAGGCAGTTTCACCGATAAAAAGCTAGAGTTTAGACGCATAAAAGCATACACAAAAAACAATTTAATTTTGAAAGGATTTGATTTTATGACTATTAAAGAAAGACGCATTTCCGCTATTCAGTATGAGCTGAGCAATACCACTAATCAAGGCGCAAGGGGTCGAGCTTTCGAGCTGATGTGCGCCCGTGAAAAGAGCCGCAAAGTCGCTGTTGCTAAGCAAGGCAAGACCGATGTGTCTGTCCGTGTGGTTGTCAATGGCAAAGCCAAGTACCTGCCCGCTGAGTGCAAGACCAATGGCGGACGAGTCAATGACCTGCTTGACGGCTCTAACAAGTCCCGCTTCGTGATTTACAAGTTGGACTTCGTTCAGAAGCACAAGGCAACCAAGAAAGCGGAAGCATGGGAAGAGATCCGCTCCACCCCTGCCCTGTTGATTCCTACTAACCTGTTCACCGCTATGCTGATTGATTGCAACGCAATCAAGGAAGTCCGCCACAATGGCGAGGTAGACGGCATTGCAATCCAGCCCAGCTCCAAGCGGATGTTTGAGCGACTGATTGCCTATGCTGAGAACTTCCCCGATATGGAATTCTCTCCCGAAGCTGATTACGAGGACTGGATGTTCGAGGGTCTGGAGCTGTAAGCTCCAGACTTTCCACTTTGAAAGGAGTTTTATTATGCTGAAATGGTATGAAGAAAATGGAAAGCACCTGGGCTTTGACGATGACACCTATGTGTATCGTGTGGCTGAAGACGAGAACGGCTGGTATTACGAGCACATCATGACCCAGGATGGCTTTGATGGCTACGAAACTGCTGAAGAAGCTATGGCCGCAGCTGAAGTTGACTACGCAGAGTATGAAGCTGATATGCGCCACCTGCTTGAGCTGGATGACGAGCCGCTGAGCTACGAGGAAGCAATGGAAGTCCTCGGTGATATGCTGTATGATGAAAGAAAGGAAGAGGGGCTGTTTTAACAGCCCCATTGAAAGGAGTATAACAATGGAGTACAACAACGAGAAGACTATCAAGCGCATCCATGACCTACTGTTCCTGCTGGAGAGCGATGCTGCCATGCTGAAGAGTGACCGCCTGGGCGAGGGCGTGAGACTGGAAGCAAGCACCGAAGAACTGGAAGTGTGCTACCGCACCTGCGAGCTGATGGAAGACTACGTTGAGCGCGCCAAGACCCTTATCGGCAAGATGCTGGATGAGCGCGAAGACATGGAAGCTGAGGACGAGGGCGAGTAATCGCCCTCACATTTTGAAAGGAGAATAATATGTATAAAGTTTATAGTTACAGAGAAAACATGAAAAGTGGTGAGGTTATTTGCCACTGTCAGCGCAATGCTCCCACTATTGAGGAAGCAAGAGAACACAAAAGACGTTTATCCAATCGTGGTAATGGTACTGTAAAATATATTATCATTCATGAAAGTTCTGTTTCCATGCTTATGGAAAGAGTTGCCCGCAGACAGGAAGAAATCTATCCTCATAGTGAGGTGGTCAAAGTACAGGAAAGACTTAGACTTTTGAGAGAAAAGACAAGTTCTGGAAAAAGATGCGTACAAGATGCCGCAATTTTTGCAAAAACTGGCAAATGGGTGAGATAATCACCCATTTGTTTTCTCAATTTTTATTTAGATGTGTTACGTCTAAATGAAGCGAAAAAACTTCTTGCAATTTCCTAATTCATGTGATATACTAATTTTAGAAAGGGAAAGGAAAATCCCAAAAACCAGAAAGGAAAAATATGAAAATTTTTGTCTACAAGGATCAAATCGTCTCTTTGGAAAATTTTGCAAAAATTTCTCCAATATCTAGCACTGTTTTGGAAGTTCGTTATCACAACAGTGAGAGACAAACAATTTATTTTGATAAAGCGAAAGACCTTACCGAGGGAGTAGCAAAAATTGTAGAAATACTGCGCGAACCCATTCAGGAAAAGTCTATCTAATATTTGACAGATTCGGCGCAGAAATGCGCCGTTTCCTTTCTAGAATTTTATTTAGACGTGTTCCGTCTAAATCATGGGAAATTAGTTATTGACTTTTTGGAATTTATTGTGTATAATACAGGTACAAGGTCGGTTGAGAGTAACGGACACGGGCATGGCAACTCTCCCCTTGCTGCCGTGGGTGATAGGGAGGCAGTCGGAAGCAGGCACTCCGCCCAAACCTGGCACCAATTGCCACCATAATTTTAACTAAGGTGGAGCGTTTTCTGGTAACGAATAACCAGGTTCTATTTAGACGTATCACGTCTAAATTTTCTGAAAAATATTCTTGACTTTTCCGCACGTCCATGGTACAATGTACTTACAGAAAACGAAAGGGGAATACCAATATGAAAAAGAATACTATCCATTTAATCAGTGTCATCCTCGCCCTCATCTTCGTTGCCTTTGGCGCCTATACTTTTGGTTGGACTCAAGGCGAATCTTTCGACCCAACCAGCACATACACCTCACCTGCACGGGTGATAGAAGTTGATAAATCTACTGGCTGGGTCACATTCGTTGACTGGGCTGGTGAAGCATGGTGTATCCGTGGTGAAGGTTATGTGGTTGACCAGTTGGTCATTATTACATTCAATGACAACAATACTGAATCCATTTATGATGATTTGATTGTTGACGTTGATTGTCTGGTGGATATTGAGGAAGTCGAATGACTTCCTCTTTTTATTTGTTTAGACGTATTACGTCTAAACAAGGATGATTTTGTTCTTGACTTTCGATTAGGTCTATGGTATTATATAGGTGTCAAGGGGAGATACCCAAAGACAGAAAGGAAGTAAAATTATGAGAGTGTCCAAAAGAATTGCAGAGTTTGTGCGCCAGGAAGTAGAAAAGGCAATCCCTTACGGTGCGCCCACCGAGGAATACAATACCGCTAGAGCGGCTATGATTCAGACTACAGAGGAACTGAATGAAAAGATAAATGAATATGCGGCTCAGCTGATTGCTGGTGTCACCCACCTGCCCGAAGGTTTCAAGATTTACCACAATTCCAACTGCTACCTGTCCCACTCGGACTGGAACAGCTCCTTGTCCGTGGCTCGTAATGAGCATGAAAAGAAAGTGCGTGACCAGCGCAAGAAAGCGGTTGACTCCATTCTCATCAGTCTGGAACTCGGCGCAACCAAAGCAGAACTCGCAACCATTATGAAAGAAGTTATCGCAGAAGTTACTGCGGAATAATATAGGAGGGGAGGAAACTCCCCTTCCTTTCTTTTTGTAGAATATTTAGACGTATTGCGTCTAAACATTTTCAAAATAAAACTTGATTTTTTAGAAAATATATGATATTATATTGTTACAGAAAAGAAAGGAATGATTCAAATGAAAAACGTTTATATCAATTTTGACATGGATGGAACGATTGCAGATTTCTACAATGTTCCGCACTGGCTCGAAGCAATTCGCGCATTTGATACACATCCTTATGAGGTGGCGCGCCCTATGTTCCATCGCACATGGATGACCCGACAGCTAAACCGCTTACAGGGTTGTGGTTATAAGCTGAGAATCATCACCTGGACTTCTAAAGAGTCTACACCGGAATTTGATGAAGCAACCAAGACTGCAAAGCTGAATTGGCTGGCAACTAATCTCCCGGCTGTACATTGGGATGAAATTCATGTTGTTCCCTACGGCACTCCCAAACATCTGGTTGGTGACGAACCTGGCGGAATCCTGTTTGATGATAATGAAGCTGTCCGCCACGACTGGGGCGATGGCGCATACGATGAGCAGGAGCTGTTCACAATTCTGAAAAGACTTGGCCTTTAAGGTCAAGTTCTTTTCATTTAGACGTATTACGTCTAAATCATCCGAAAATAGTTCTTGCATTTTTGGAAAATCTATGATATTATATTGGTGTCAAGGGGAGGGGAACCAACCCAAGTAGGCTCTGCGGTGCGTGATGTTGTCCACGATGGTCGAACCTTTTTGTCAGATGCTGTAACTGTCCTACCTTTTCGGCAGACAAAATTTTTCAAAAATTATTTTTGAAAAACCCCTTGACAACCAGTACAATATGTGCTATAATGATAAAGCAGTGAGGGACAGGAACCCTCTGCTAAATAAAATGGGTGGCGAACCTACCGCCGAATATGAAAGGAGTCTATTATGACTAACCGTGAGTTTTTTGTGAATGTGTCCAAGAATATCGTTGGCGAAGCCGAAGTTGCACACGCCCTGGAGCAGATTGCGAAGCTGGATGCAACCAACGCCAAGCGTGCTGAACAGCAGTCCGCCAAGTCCAAGGCGAACGAACCCCTCAAGATTTCCATTCTGAACCTGCTGACCGAAAAGGGTGGCATGACCTCTCCCGACATTGCCGAAGCTCTCAACAAGCAGGGCGTGACCACCGCTGATGGCGATGAAGTTTCCACCTCCAAGGCTTCCTCCATGTGTCGCCAGATGGTCGAAGATGGTCGCCTGACCGTGACCGAAATCAAGATTCCCAAGAAGGGCAAGATGAAGCAGTACGCCGTGGCAACCACGGCTGATGCCGAATGATAAAATGGGGCGAGAGAAATCTCGCCCTTTTTCTCAAAAATTTTTATTTAGACGTCTTGCGTCTAAACAATAAACAAAAATAATTTGACAAAAATAAAATTTTATGATATAATTTTTATAGAAAATAAAAGAAAGGAAAAATAAAAATGAAAATTTATCTTGCTTCTCCCTTCTTTAATATCAATGAAATCCTCATGTACGAAGGGGCAATTGAAGGTCTGCGCGCCAAGGGTTATGATGTTTATGTTCCTCGTGAGCATACAATCGAAGGTGCCTGGCAGATGCCGAATAAAACCTGGGCTGGCTATGTATTCGATGAAGATGTGCGCGCCATCAATGACTGTGATGTAGTTCTCGTTATGAACCATGGTATGTACTCCGACAGCGGCACAGCTTGGGAAGCTGGCTATGCTATGGCCGCTGGGAAAAGAGTTGTACAAATTCTTTGCGGCGAACCCAACACTACATATTCTATGATGATGATTTCCAGCGCAGATAAAGTTGTAGAATATTACAACGTCGAAAACTGGGAAGAAGTCAGCGCAGAAACTTCTCTCGATAAGGTCATTCAGAAATGAATGACTTTTACTTAGACGTAACACGTCTAAATTTTCTGGAATTTTCTATTGACAAATAAAAAATTATATGTTAAAATATCCATGTAAATCAGAAAGGAAAGGATGATTACAGATGGCAAAGTTGACTAGGAAGCAACTTGACGAAGAAATCAAGTTGCGCTTTTTGGAGGGTGTTTCCGAGCATCTCGAAAATTGCGGTGAGGAAGTTCTGCGCGTAAAGTCCAACGAAATCGCCCTGCCTGTCGTTGACAGTGACGGTGAGGAACGCTGGCTTGTGCTGACCTTCAAAGTCCCTACTGGCGAGCGTGGCGGCGACCCCTATGACGGCTACTCCATGGCCGAGGACTACAAAATGAGCCTTGAGAAAAAGGCGGCAAAGGCGGCTGAAAAGGAAGCCGAAGCCGCAAAGAAAAAAGCAAAGCAGGAAGCAAAAAAGGAGGCGGGGCAGTAATGCTCCGCTTTTCCTATATTTAGACGTATTACGCCTAAATAAGTTCTGGAATTTTTGGAAAATGTATTGACTTTTGTTTTCATATATGGTATTATATCCATGTCAGGTGAGGGAAACGAAGGTACACCCCACCAATAAAGAAAGGATTTGATTTATTATGAAAGCAAGCGTTAGTGTGAAGTTTGACCGTCGGCGCAAGTATTATCTTGTGTTGGATTGCGAATCCGCAACCCTGCCCTGCGCGGGCAACCTGCCGGCAGAAGCAAAGAAAAATGTGGCGATTGCAAAACCGCTCATTTATGACCTGGGCTGGAAAATTATCGACAAAAAGGGTAGAGTCTACAGCCGGAAAAATTTTCTGATTTCTGAGATCTTCTCCGTCCCTTCCATTTTCGATACCGCCTATTATGCTTCCAAACGTCCTTTATATATCGAGAAGCTGAACCGGGGCGAAATCACTTTGACCGACTGGAAAACCGCTTCCGCTGAACTGGTGGCGGACATGGAGCACGTCGAAGCTGTCGGCGCCTATAACTCCATGTTTGACTTCAAGAAAGCAATCCCCTTTACTGAGTTGTATATCAATCAGCTTTACTCCCCCGACTTCCATGACTGGCTGAGAAATCAGAATCAGATTTGCGAAAAAATCGCAAACGGTTTTGGCTCCTCCAATTCCAAAGAGTTTGACCCCGATGTTTTCCGCTTCCGTGGCAAAGTTTATCCCCTGTTTGACCTCTGGGGCCTGTCCTGTAAGTACATCATGGATAATGATGAATATAAGGCGACTTGCCTGCGCAACGGATGGCAGACCGAAAGCGGAAAATATTTCAAGACCTCTGCCGAAACCGCTTACAGATTCGCCTCTGGTAAACTGGACTTTGATGAAGCCCACACCGCCATTGACGATGCCGACATCGAAAGTGAGATTTTCGCCTTGATTGTCAAGAAAGCCAAGAATCAGGTTGAAATGGGAATTGAGTATTTCCCCTTCCGTATCCTCGGCACTGTTAAAAAGTTTGTATATCAGCATCCCGAATTTGCTGATTACATCGACTGTGATTTCTAAGAGAAGTGTCCGCCACTGGCGGACATTTTTCATGGGCAGTTATTTAGACGTGTTGCGTCTAAATTTAATTTTTTCAAATTTTCTTTGTGCAATTTACACAATTTTCCTTTAGGTTGACATAACAAGTTGACAAATAATTATGGAATTTTATGCGGGCCAAAATTTGACATCACTTAAAATTTGACTTGTCCGGCACGGCACCACTGTCGGTGTCAAGTTTCCACCCCTGTCAAATTTCCAAAGCAGCTACAAACCAGCTACATCAGCTGCGCCAGCTGCGTTTTGTCAAATTTTCATAGCAGCTGCTAAACTTTGAAAAAGCTGGAAATTTAAGGTATAATATATGTGTAAGGTTGAGAGAGATATAACAGAAAAAGCTGTAAAATCTTTTGGGAAATCTTACTTGCCGAAATTTGAAAAAGCTACAAATTTCTGGTATAATATATATAGAAAGTAAGAGAGATGTAACTCTTAACTTATAAACATTTTATGGGTCGCGACCAACGCGAGAAGGAGAAACGCAAATGACTAAGCGTGAATTTTTTGTTAAGGTATCCGAAGGCGAAATGACCGAGGAAATGAAGGACTTTGCTGTAGAGCAGCTGATCAAGATGGATGCTCAGCTGGCAGCTCGTAAGGGCAAGGTATCCGAGAAGGAACAGGCTAAGCGTGATGCAAATGAAGCACTGGCACGTCGTGTCGCTGCTGAAATTCTGGGCGCTGAAGCCAAGACTGCAACTGATGTTGCCGCTGAGCTGACCGAGATGCTGGGCGAGGAAATCAAGGTTCAGAAGGCAAGCTCCCTGTGCCGTAAGGCTGTTGAGCTGGGCCTGGCTGTCCAGACTGAGGTTAAGATTCCCAAGAAGGGAACTCAGAAAGCTTACACCGCTGTTGCGGCTGAGTGAGTTGTCTCAAGTGAATTGTCCCCTAGACCTACGGGTCTAGGGGATTTTTCTTTGTGTATAAACTTATGCGGCGCCCGTCACGTCAAATTTTCATTGGTGTCAAGTTTTCACAATTTTTCGTATAAGAAAGACCGCCACTCGTTCGGCCTTGAGTGACGGTCATGGTAAGTAAAGGAATTGCCAATGATGGGTAAGGGAGGTAAGAAAAAAGCAATTCCAATACATATAAATAAATTTGTAAGGGAGCTGTGATTTAAGTGTTATTTATGCTCCCTTCTAATTATAAGTATACTTATAATTTGATGTATATAAAAATTTGCGCCAGGAACAAATTAAAACAAATTCAAATAACTCACTATCTAACAAGCCGCCATCGTGCACGACGAGGTCTCCTCTGACTTTTACGAGGCCACATTACGAGCTGGACTTGCGGGCCCATGCCCAATAAATATACGTATAATTATAAGTGGAGGTGTCCTCCTGCTGTACCAGCTGCGGTACGGACGGGCCGGATTGAGGTCCTTTAAATGTACGTATATATGTACATTTATATGTACAAGAAGATGTACGTACGGGCCGAGTACGTGGCTACGCCAGCTGCAACTAGCCCTTTAAATATAAGATAAATTATACATATACTTATAAGTAGAAGTACAAGTTGCGGAGTACCTTGCGGTACCCTTTTAATTATAAGTATATTTATAAGTTTACTTACATTTTAAATGTGTAAATTGTCCATCAGTTGCTACAGAATTTTCAGAAAATTTTTATATGCCAAAATTCAGTCCTCAAATAAATTGCCTTATTTTACGATAATTTGACTTAAATTATAGAAAATTCTAGAAAATATTTGGAGGTCTAATCAATGACTAATAAAAAATATCAAGTTCAAACCTATGTAGACTGCGCAACCAAAGAAAAAATTGACCAACTTTGCGCCAAATATCAAGAAAGTGTTAGTTCAATTATGCGGCGCGCAATCATCAAATTCTTAGAACAGGAGGACAAAAATAATGCTTGATTTTAATAATCATGGAATTAAAAGTGGCATTTACTCCATAAGTATTGATGGCAGAGTGGTATATATAGGGTAGAGCGCTGACCTATATGGTCGTGCTCTTTCTCATCGTTATAATATTTTAAATAGCCAAGAATTGTGGTATCCTCTTATGAAAAACTTTCTTGAAAGAGGTCACGAAATATCTTTTAATATCATAGAAAGTGTAAATCCTAAAAATCTAAAACAAAAAGAAAGAGATTATATATTTCTATACTAGCCTTTATTCAATCAACAACTTTCAACCAATAATCAAAGAATTCCTTGTAATTACCTTGAAGCTATTCAGACTCTAAAATTAAAACAACAACCATATTTAGGAATTGAGACAATTCAAAAAGAAGAATTAGCTAAAGCAAAAGGCTGGTTTGGTGAAATTAATTGATTCGGCGCGAACAGCATCAACCGACAGGATTTTTGGAAAAATTTTCGGGTTCGCGCCAATTGATACAAAAACTAAATGAAGTCATCATTAGTGACAAGATAACGCTATATCCTTCATCTTTTTCCAGAAAATCTTTTACTTTATAAGCTGCGCCGCAGTAAACTTTTCCATACAACTCCTCCTTAACGACCTTCCCATACCATAGCTGTACCATCTGGATTAAGCATCACAG